TAGCCCATAGGCTTAAGCATCAGGGCTATCCATTTCATGTGGCCTATTACATTATCTTTGGCAAATGGCCTCTTAAATGACGCGTGGTTCGGAAAAGGACGTTTAAAAGCTGCAAATGACGATTACTTTGAAGGAATCTCACATGAAAATTTTCTTGTTAGCTGTCTTCGCGGTATGTATAGGCTTTGGTATCGGCTCAGGATATGAGCGTGGAAGGACCAATGCCTATGAATATCGACTAGTAGAGGCAATCTTATCCTGTGCTAATGGTGCAGGATTCACGATTACCATTGGTCCGGATGAATTCGAAGTGCAATGTGTGCGTATGCTCCCTGACAAACACGAGTGGAGATTTGAGCAATACCGCCGGATCGAACGTTTACGTCGTGCCAGTCAAGCTCAAGTGGGACGGCTGGACATATCTAGCGCTTCTCAATCGCAACAAAGTTCGGTTCGATGAACTCAGTCGAACAGATGAGCGTATCGTTATTGCATTCCCTAGCGAAGAAGATTTATCGATAGGACAAGGCATTTGGTACAACCTTACAGGGTTTAAAGATATCGGTATTTGGAAACACGACCAAGTCGAAAGGAAGTAATTACTTTGGCAGTCCGAGCGTCGCAGGCGTTTGCCGCATTCCGCCAATCTCTCGTATCCGAGCTGTCCAACAAGGTATATGAAGAGCTTCAGCCGCATTTCAATGCCGAAGCCGAAGATATCCGCCGCAGATATTCCGATTCCGTCAAGGATGCAGCCGATGCCAATACGGAAAACTCTAAAAAGAAACTATTGGAGTTAGCAGAGAGCAACAAAAAGGCGAGAATTCTCGATCTTGCCAAGCGCAAGAACGATTTTATTGCATCGCTAAAAGTCCGGCTGAATCTCGAAATTACAGAGCGCTTAACGGAATACAAGGCCGAAGTATTCGAAGAGAAAGAGCCAAGAGAGGGCAAACCAGATCGTATCGTCAAGAAGGCGAAGTTTCCGGACGGTTCAATGGCCAAAGTACCACAAAATCTCTACATCGATTACTCTGGATTCCAAAGGGTTTAAGATGTCAAAAGTTGTAATTATCTCCATAATCCTTGGTGGATTATGGGGATGGTTTGCAGTAAATATATTCCCAACTTTCACATCGGCTGTGATAGCTTCATTTATTGGTGGAATCATTATTGGTTTCATTGTACCAACAGTTATGGAGAATCTGTAAAGATGGAACGTTTTACCGATGCCGCCAAGCGGCTATACGCTTTTGCAACCACGAATGCATGGGCTAAGTTGGCCTTATTTGTCGTGGTATGTGTCCTATTGACGATTGGTTTTGTGCTGGCCGCACGTGGTGCGTGATAGCACGTAGGATTTCACGGGACTCGTTCTTTAGCTTCATCGAAGAACGAGTTTCCAGTACTGATTTGTCGCAAACTGGTAGCATATTCATGGATCGGTTCTTTCCGGGTTGTCCTGATCCGGATATCACTGAAGAATCCGATTTTGATCGGGTAACTTCTCTAATCGACGAACGTTACGTCGCCCAGAAGGAAGTCTAAGCTTTATTCCTGTAGTACCCTAGTTCCTTAGGAGGTTTTTTGGGTAAAATCGATCCCATCGCCGGGAATGATCTACTTCAAGCATTGAATGTTGCTCTTCAAGGGCAATTTCAAAGTAGATTTTATCGTGATACCAATTTTGGCAATAACAATCAAGGTTGGTTTATCACGGAAAAGGACGGCAAATTTCTCGTTCGAAATCTCTCAGGCGCGGTAGCAACATTCTCGCTGGAGGAACTGCCGGGATGTTGTGGCGTAATCGTAAGCTATTACAGCGAGGTAGAACTCGCCTACCGTAAACTCGGTCTTGGGGAATTACTTCTTAAGGTGCGCATGGATGCGTGCCGGGTTATGAAATACGGGCAGATGCTGGCAACGGTAGTAGCTGGCAATCAAGCCGAAGAGAAACTCTTGGATTGTCAAGGGTGGCTCAAGGTCAAGGAATTTCGCAATCCAAAGACACAGAACATAGTGCAAACTTATTTGGTGAATCTGTAAATGGTTAAGTTCGTCCATGTTCGTCAAATCGACGATAAGGGCAATTTGTTGACCAATGGTGGTCTAACGGTTGCCTATACAGCTACACTGAAAGATATCATGGTGTCACATGCCCAATGTAGTTATCTGGACAATTTCAACTATCGTGTTGGTCGCCAAATCGCTGCTGGCAGGCTTCGGAAATATGGAGCCGAGGAGGTGTTGGAACGGAAAGATCCTCTGTCTCGTGCAGTGTTGGATTGGGCTGCCAAAGAGATTTTCTTTACGCCCATCGAAATCAAGTGGAACGAAGTACACAAGCGATGGGAATCAACTTTCGAATCGTTGGAAGCGAATACATTCGAGCTGGAACCCCGTAAAGGGGTTCCAGCCGCTGCTAATGAAGTTATTCCTGATGTAGAGGGACCGTGTAAGGATTGTGCAATCGTCTGAAGATCTATAGCGCGCTATATCCCGCCTTCTATCCATTCGACAAATGGTGGCCAGATGCAACCAATATTTCTCTTAAGCATGGGCACTTGCCTGATGATGATGATGGGTTCCTTGTTCTGTGGGGTGGTGGTGATATTCATCCTAGTTGGTATAACAGAACTAATGTGGCATCTCAGGTCTACGATAAGCCGAGCATTCGTGATGAACAAGAAGTTCGGATGGCTGCTCACGCTATTAAGTTGGGTCTTCCAATTCTTGGTGTATGTCGGGGGGCTCAGTTTGGGTGTGCTCTTGCTGGAGGTATTCTTGTCCAACACGTATCAGGCCATCAGTCAGATCATTACATGAAAACCGTGGAGGGTAAGCGCATTGTCACTTCATCCCTCCATCATCAAATGATGTATCCTCTCAAAGTCGAGCATGAGCTCCTCGCGTGGAGCGAGCCTTCTAGAAGTGGCGTATACAAGGGACTCACCAAGGATGAACTAAAAGCATTCGTGGACAAGGAAGGGAATGTCAAAGAACCAGAAGTAGTTTGGTTCCCGACAGTCAAGTGCCTCGCCGTACAAGGCCATCCCGAATTCATGGATCATGATTGCGACTTCAATAAATATTTGCAGCAGAAAATGGAACACTATGGCCTATATAAACGCAAAATCTCTTAACGAGATGTTTAAGGGAGCTAAACTTGATTTGGAAGATGTATTTCCGGTAATTGCTGTCGAGTCTGCTCTCTCGCGCGGTAAAACCTTTGCGCCATTACTTTCTACATACTTTCAGATTTGGTTGGCAAAAAAGGCTGGTGATAATGCAACCATTCGGAAACGTCTATTATGTAGCGCGGCGATCGAGCTTTTTACCGGTAACTGCGGCGCTAAAGCAATTTCAGCCATCAATTTATCGACATCGGGAACTGGAATACCTGGATTCGATGATAAATTGAAATATCATATGCTATTCATGTTTGAAAATTACTTATATACAATGATGGAATGTAGTCTTGTCGTGGGTTCTGACAATAGTGATGGATTATCTATTGCCAATGTAAAACGTCACGGGAAGAACTATAAATTTGGCAATAAAGTTTGGAATTCTCGTTATGAAAATGAGGATCATACTATACGTCTTTTCTACAAGGATTTATCCGAGCAGAGGAAAGAATACGCAGACGAACACAAAAACTGGCGCGATCTCTGAGTTAGCAATCCCAGCGGATTTAGCTAAGTTCGCCCCATCCTTCGCATTTAAATTTACTGAAGTTGCTAAACCAACACTCAAGATTGTGTTGAATGGTGATCGACAGAATAGTGACATCAAGTGGAATGCTTGGTCTGGACGACTTGCAATCCAACTTTCAAATGGTGATCAAAAAATTGCCGACGTATTTAATTGTGAAATAAATCCATTCACTGGTAATTGTGGTATTAAAGCTATTAGTCATGTTTACTTTGCAGCAGATCAAGCAATGTCTGCCAAAGATCGTAAATCATGGCGCGCGCGGGTTCTGACAATGGTGGAAGGATTTCTCTACCATGTCTGTAATTGTGGTTTAGTAATTGGCTCCGATAACAATGCTGGTGGCTCGTGGAGCACTGGAGGAACAGTTAAAGAGTTTGGCGTGGATTACACATTTTCTAATTGGGTATGGAATCCTAATTACACGTGGTCCAAAGGTCATAAAGTACAAGTATTTTCAAAAGAGTTGGTCGGACGGAACTATCCCGATGAAACATGGAGACCACTCCCGATTCAATTCACAAAGTAAACGTTACTGTAGGTGCAGACCCTGAGTTCTTTCTAGCTCATAAATTTACACCAATTTCAGCCGTAGGTTTGATTGGCGGTACTAAAGCATCCCCCGCTCCTCTTGGTCGTGAAGGATTCTTCGTACAAGAGGACAATGTGGCCGTGGAATTCAACATTCCACCGGCTAAAGACCTCAATTCTTTTGTCGAAAGTATTGAGTGGTCTATTCAAACTATTCGTGAAACCATTAACAAGAATGGACTTTCGATGCGTATTACTGCATCGGAGTATTTTAATCCCACGGAACTAGAATCCCCGCAGGCAAGAACATTCGGCTGTGATCCCGACTATAGCGCATGGACTGGTGACGTAAATCCAAAACCGCAAGCCAAAAACGACCGGCTGCGTACTTGTGGTGGTCATATCCATGTAGGTTGGGAAGATGTCGATAAGGATCATCATCTTTTCCGTCGTAGAGTAGCGCAAGCCATGGATTTGTATTTAGGAGTACCATCAATCATCATGGACGTCCAATGGGCAAGGCGTGAACTATACGGTAAAGCAGGGGCGATGCGTATGCCACCATACGGCATCGAATATCGCACCCTCAGTAACTTCTGGCTTCGTAAGACAGAATTAGTGCAATGGGCCTACGCCCAAACTATCCGCTCGTTTAACTATGTTTGCCAGACCAAGAATTGGAAAACGTTGGATTCCTTGCAAGGCGATATCGTCAGTACCATCAACGGCAGTAAGTACGATACCGCTAAGCATATGTGTAAGGATCTGGAGCTTGCCATCGTATAAAGAAACAGCAGACGATTTAAATCGCAAATATCTTGGATGTTTCATCTATTACGACAGTAAATTAGTGTATTGTCGCCAGTTTGAGCAGGACGGCAGTAATATCGTTGGTCAATTACAAATAGCTGGTATGAAAGAGAAATATCAGCTCGTTGAAATTGATCCATCTAAATTTGTAACAATTGATTTGGCATCTCAATGGTTTAATCTATCAGACGAGGCCCGTAAGAAACAGTCATTGGAGCTTACCGGTTGGAAGTACGTGCGTAAAGCACATCGTCAAAATAAGAAAGGTATTTCTAATGAAACAGCATATGTTGCGTCATTCATGGGTCCGGTATTTAAACTGGTAGCTAAACCATATCGTGATCCGGTCTTTACGGCCGAATTGATAAATGATGTTGTTCAAGGAAAATACCCTTCTTACAAAGAGGGGCTAAATGCTTGTCCCGCGTCTGGGACAATTGCCCTATCACCTGCCTTTGCCATCGGTTTAAGCCATATTAGCAAAGATAAATTTCTTATCATGTCTCAATTTGGATTTGTTGGTGAATGTGATGCGAATGTCATTGAAGTTCACCATAAAGGCTCTCTGCAAGAAATACAAGACTATGTACGTCGGAATCGTGAATCCATAGAGGTGCGATTTGCCGGCTAATTGGCCACCACAACAAAACTTTGGTTTGGTAAATCTCGGCCAAGAGGCCCAGGCTCCGACGCCTCTACTTATTCATCCGCAAGGCCAAGGTGGTATTGCGGCGGCTATAGCATGGCAAGATGAGGCAGTTAATGGTAAAAAAAGACAGAAACTTCCAGTGGATGAGAATTCCACGGTGGGTGAAGTCTTTGGTGTACATGCACCAGAGAAAGTATCTATTGGAACTGCCGAAGAATTTATTCGGTTAAATCGTATTGTAATCGAGCATCCGTATGTATTTTCTGATCCAAAATCTTTGGTAGGTTTAGAGATCGAGATCGAGAATGTAATGTATATTAATCCCAATATCCCATTGGCCTTTTGGCAGATAGCCGAAGACGGCTCTCTCCGTAATAACGGGCGAGAATTTAAGACGCTAGCTCTACAACTCACAATGTTGGAGCCGGCTCTTAAACAGTTGGCTGAAGGTCTAAATCCGAATGTGGACTTTAGTGTTCGCACTAGCGTTCATGTACATCAAGATATTCGTGGCATGAGTATGGGGCAACTTACCGGACTCTTGCTAACTTATCTTTCCGTCGAAAGTTTGTTGTTTAAGTTCGCCGGGAATAATCGCCGCAACAATATCTATTGTGTGCCGTTGATTGATACCGATGTAATTGGTCGGATGTCCAATCAACAACAAATGATTGAAATGCTGCGTACTATTGCTGGTCACTGGCATAAGTATACCGCAATGAATCTCTTGCCAATTCGCACGTTTGGCACAGTTGAGTATCGACACATGCCAGGAACCTTGGATGTGAAGAAGCTACTCATTTGGGTTGATTTGCTGTCAAGACTCAAGATATTTGCGTACAAACATGATTTCCGAGAGTTGGTGGATACCATCAATGGTCTCAATAGCAACAGTCGATATAAAGAGTACGTAGAGTCTGTGTTCGGGGATATTACCGGATATTTGGATCTAAGTAATCTTCAATTAGATATGGAGAGGGGGGTATTCATGGTTAAGAATGCCACCATCGCCAATCAGTTTCACGAGAAAGTCATCAATTCTCCATTGCTGCCAGAGTCTCAAGTTGGAACCATTTGGCATCAAAAGACTATTGATGAATTAATTGGTGATCCAAAGAAAGTAGTGTTGTTTAAACAAGTGTGTTCCGGTTACTGGCCAGGACAAGATCTTGTGAATCTATATAACATGATGACGGTGAACTCGCATTCTCGTCAAGAATATCTTTCCGCGATCTCACCAGTACACCGAAAACTGCTTAAGGCAGTATTAACACCAGGAGAATTGTCTGAAGATTACACCGGAATGGGCTTTTAAATGTGTGGCATCGTAGGACTCATTGCTAAACAGAAAAGCGGTTTCTACGGAATCCATGCTGAATTGTTTAGTCGAATGTTGGAGTTTGATTCAATTCGAGGGGAAGATTCGACTGGTGTATTTGGTGTCGATAGCTCTAATCGGGTCGATATTCTCAAAGGTGATTCGGATGGTTACATGTTCACCAGAGCAGATGACTATCAGAAGGGATTTCGCCGGAAGATTACTGAGCGTTACCATATCGTTGTTGGGCACAACCGGAAAGCCACATCAGGCAAGATTACTCCGGAGAATGCCCATCCATTTCGTGAAGGTAAAATCATTCTTGTGCATAACGGCTCTGTCCGGAATCTGGAAGAGGTAAAGGATGCCGGTAAAGCGAAAGATATTGAAGTCGATAGCCATGCCCTCGCACATCTATTGGCCAAAAAGAAAGCGAAAGATGCCCTCGAATCCATTAACGGCGCTTTCGCGCTTGTCTGGTATGACGTTGATACCAAGACAATCAATCTTGCCCGGAATGATGAGAGACCACTCGCACTTATCGAATACCATGATTGCTGGGTTATATCATCGGAGTTTGGCTTACCGCTCTGGCTTAATCGTCGCGAGCAGCGTAAAGAACTTAGTACCCGGGATGTACCCACCGATAAAATCCTGACGTGGCACTTGAGTGATCTTGGAGCCAATCCGAAGGAACTTGCGTGGGATGAGTACGCAGCCTACAAGGCCACTCCGATAGGAGCAGCCTATAATGTTGTAGGTAATCCGGAACCGATCGTATCGAATGCTGGCCATATGTCGAGTTGGCCAAAAAAGCCAGCTCCTATGCAACCCATGTTTCAACGCCTTCCTTTGCAGATTGTTGCGAGTGGGAAGGGGAGGGTGGATCGCTCAACCATCCTAAAAGAAGGTGCCGACTTACTGGTGACGTTTGATGATGACAAAGAAACACAACATGGCGGTTGGGAAGCCATGGGTTCTCCGATCTTCGAAGGAACGAAAGACGAGAATATCATCATTAGATGGCCGATGACCCGGGAATACTGGGACAAGACAGGCTCCGACATGGTACATCGCTATAACTTCTTCCATGCACGTATCAGGGCTGTGGGCCAAGCTCACGGCGTGCCACTGGTATTCGTGCATGAAGTCAAGCCTATATCCATGATTCGGTCATTTAATGGAGAGTTATTCAATAGTGATGAAGTTAAAAAGATTCTATCGGTAGGTTGTGCACGGTGTAAAATACCCATCCATTCGGATGATGCAGAACGTACTGTGATCAAACGCAAAGAGGATGCCAGTTACAGTATTCTTTGTGGCGGATGTCTCGCCGACAGTATCAAAGAGGCTCAAGTGAGCCCGATTGCCGAGAAAACTGCCAAAGAGAGAGGATATGAAATCCCAACATTACATTAAGATGGAAAGAGAAATCGATTACTTTGTAAGTACAGGTGTAATGACTCCGGTGTTTAGACAACTCATAGGTCTTTCAATCAAATATGTTATGAAAAAGATTGGATTATGAAACGATATAATCGTGCCATCATCTATCCACACGGCCCATCCAATGGTGCCAGAGCACTTGCACAGTCGCTCGGGACTATCTGTGTACGTGCTACAGGCACGTATAAGGTCCGTGAAGGTGATTTAATAGTTAACTGGGGGTCAGGCAGACTCCCCAACTGGTGGAACCCACGTGCTCTCGCTCAATGTCTCAACAAACCACAATATGTTTCCAATGCATCGGATAAAGTACGGACCTTTGCTCTACTTTCTGCCGTTCGTGTACCTGTGGTGGAGTTCACGTCTAGCCGAGCTGTGGCTCGGTCATGGCTGGAATCCCCTAGATTTGGGAAAGATCTTAATGCTGTCGTGTGTCGTACTCTTACCCGTGCTAGCGAGGGCCGCGGAATTGTGCTGGCTAAGACGCCGGCTGAAATAGTAAGTGCGCCCTTATACACGCGTTACACGCCAAAGACGGCGGAATTCCGTATCCATACATTCCGCAAAGGTGGTGTCATCGACGTTCAACAGAAAAAGCGTTCGTCGGAATTCGTGGACGAAGGGACGAACAAATACATTAGGAATCATTCAAATGGTTGGGTTTTCTGTCGTGAAGGTGTATCCGCTCCGAAAGAGGCGCTAAATGCTGCTGAGTCTGCAATCCTTGCCTGTGGTCTCGATTTTGGTGCTGTGGATCTCGGGTATCATCCTAACTATGGTGTTTCTGTATATGAAATTAACACTGCACCGGGACTTGAAGGCACTACTCTACAGAGCTATCGCGATGCACTCCGCAACCATTTCTAAGCCCGCTCCGGCTAAGTCAGGAGCTTCTAATGTAGCGTGCGCGCTTAATGCATCATATGATGTCGCTCTTCGGCGTCGAACTTTTTCGAATCAAGCCAATGCGTATGGATCAATCCTAACCGATGGCAAAGTAAAGATACCAGTCAATAAAGTTGGAACTCTTGGATGTTGTGGTATTAGCGAGTTAAATATGGTATCATTAGGTACTGCCAAAACTGTGAGTGATGACGATGATTTTGAAGAAGTGGCTGCCAAATACATCCGGGCGTCTACAAACGGTTATGCCGACAATCGAATTCTGATCGTTGGACTTCCAATCGAGAACATGAATGGACATGCTAGTGGTTATGATTTCACATTCTACAATCGCCTACTCAAGGTACTCTTGAAGTTTGGGTTCCGGCAAGTCGGCAAAAAGTATGAGAATATGAACTCCCACAACAAAGTAGTAGTTCTCACTGCGCAGTTGCCATAATGGAATCTTTGTTTCTGCCCAAAAACTATCGAGTTGTAAAGAACCAACTCGGTCAGTATTGGGTACAAAAGAGAATTATTTTCTGGTTTGATTGGAATTATAATTGGTGGCAGGATAGCCATCCTAAATTTCATACATATTCAGCCGCGTTCGATGCTGCTGCTACAGAAATATCTCGACGATTTTGGGAAAAACACAACAATAAACGTCGTAGAACTATAAACGTGGTATATAAATGAAATGCAGCGCGTGTGATAGCACTCTTACTGATTTCGAAGCTACTCGAAAGCGGGCGGATAATGAAAAATATATTGATCTATGTAATGTTTGCTGGGCTCCTTTGGCTGGCCTTATTGAAGTCCTCGAAAGATACGACCTATATGAAGGAGACTACGAAGCAGAATTTACCGAAGCAACCAGAGGAGTGGTTGATGAGTAAAGGTGGAAAAGTTCGGTGCAAACGATGTGGTTGTACCGAGAAACTCAAGAAGTTCAAAGGTTGTAAACAAATGGATTGCCCTGTTGTCGAAATGGTTAATACCATGCGCAAGGCTAGTAATGTCCCATCCGTGGGACAACAATCCGATCCTATTACCGAGAAATCTCTATCTTTTGATGTTATACGAGAACACTTCAAGAATCAAAAGATACGTATTAGTAAGAGTGAGGAAGTTGCGGATGTACCTGATGAAGGTCCGCCATTTAATTCCTACTAAATGGACATGCATTCGTCTGGCCGGGCTAAGCATGAAGCATGCCCTGCTTGTCGTGCTCGTGGTGCAGATCAGCGTGGGGACAATCTTGGCCGGTATCCTGATGGTCACGCTTGGTGTTTCTCTTGCGGCTACTACGAAGGTACAGATGCGGAGAAGCGAATGTTTTCCGTCCTCAGAGCTGGACCAGAGTGGCGTCGAAAAGAACTGGACTCCGAAGAAGGATTTTTGCAGTTTCCCACCGATTTTTCTCGCTACATTCCACAAGCACCAATGGAGTGGCTCAAAAAATATGGTATAGTGAATCAAGAGATCATCAAACATCGGTTCGGATGGTCCGAAGAAAGAAAGATGCTCATTATGCCGGTATTCGATACGGATAATAGGGTGAAAATGTGGCAAGGCCGTAATTTCAATATAACTAATACTGAATTAAAATACTTGACAAAAGGCCCAAAATCTGATATAGTACATATCGTATGGCCGGAAGGCTATAAGTTAGTAGAAGAAACCTTCAAAGGTATTACTCGTGTAGTAATCGTGGAAGGCTTATTGGATGCCATCAAGGTTGGTCGGGTAACACCAGCCGTACCTCTGTGGGGGTCTAAAGCCCCCCTACAACTGCTCAGGAAGCTCTCCAAGCAGTTTGAACGGTTGGGGGTGTGGTTGGATAGCGACAAGACGGCAGAAGCCGTCAGAACGGCTATACGGGCTTCCCAGTACATGCACAGTTATGTCATAAGTACCAATTCTGATCCGAAGGAGTATTCGGAAGTTGCCATTAAATTCTGTGTTACCGAAGGTGATAAGGATAAGGCGTTCAAGATGAAGGATGACGGCTTCCAGATGATTGGGGCACAGCGAGGGTGAGAATCTTTCTGGATATGGATGGAGTCCTTGCGGACTTTAAAACCAAGAAGGTCGAGGTATTTGGCACTGATGATATAGACGATCACCAGATGTGGGAAGTCATCTGGGACAAGTATCCACGCTGGTTCCTAGATCTTGAAATGATGCCGGATATGTGGGATTTACTTCACTTCCTGATGTACGATCCGAGTGGTAAGTACAAAGGACACGACCTTTGCGTACTGACGGCTTTACCAGCGAAACGGTACGAGAAGGCAATCACGGTAGTCCACCAGAAGCGTAGGTGGCTTAACGAACAGATTGGTGATATTCCGATGATAGCCTGTATACGCAGACACAAGGCGGACTATGGAAACAAAGATTCAATACTCATAGACGATGACAAAGGTAACGTTAATGCTTTCCGGAAGGCAGGTGGCATAGTCATCCTGCATACATCAGCAAAAGAAACCATCAAAGAACTAGAGAAGTTGTTACCGACGAAAGGACAAGTGCCTAACGACGTACCTAAAGATCATTGGGTACGTCTAAAAGAGTAGTTGACAAATCTGTAATTCAATGTTATACTATACGTATTCATTCAGGAGTTGAGATTTTGGTACTTTTACTTGAGGGTCAATGAGAGAAGGATCGTTCGATAGACCAACAGAGTTCGAGGTTCAATCTGTAGCATTTAGCACGTTACGTGGAAAGTTTCCATATGTTCGTGGTGAGTACAAATATAAGCATCCTCTCAAACGTGGTGCTAGGTTTGACATTGCTATTTTTGATTCTAATAAAGCATTGAAGTTAATTATTGAAGTAAAAAAGTCAAAGAAAAATCCCAATAGAAAGACTGCTACAAAGCAGCTCGATCATTACAAGGACATTACCAATGTGCCAGTTATGCACATTCGGGGCATGGATGAGGCATACAGAGCTAAAGAATTAGTTGATGATTTCCTAAAAGCAAGTAACCTAGTTATCTAGGATGATCGTTGGTGTCCCATTCCGTTGAGTCATGGACACATCTGGCCCGGCACTAATTGCGACTGATGAAGCTGTACGAGCAGAAACTAGCATGCTACCACCTACCCTATGCTAGTCTCGCGGAGTCACCCCTGCCGGGGAATAAATGGTGACCTAGGACGGAAACTTTTGTGGGTTACTCACTTAACTGGTTGACCCGACCAGTATCAGCCTGACCACGGCTGTAGAGAATATCTATTTTTGTCGGTGTGCGACTGGGAGTGCTCAGTTTAAAAGTTCCTCTCCAAAAGGTCATAACTGGTGGCCTAGTCGGGCGATAGAAATAGAATGTATTGCAAGGAGTTAGTCGGCCTGCCTGACTGGCGTCGGAGTGACAACACTCAGCGGGTGGTTGCTCGGAGCCCTATCCCCTTTCTTTCATTAGGAAAGGATTATGGATGCAGTCCGGGTAGTGTTCAAGCCACATTCGTCCTTGGAGGGTTCGATCCCCTCGCTCCTCAATTATCTTCTTGACGTTGATGGGAAGCTATGGTACAATAATAAGGGCAATGATCAGCATTCCAGAAATCGCAATACTCAAGCATCTACTTGCGGTAGACAACTACAACAAGTATATCCGGTATATCGATATCTCCAAGGAATACCGAGAGCTATCGATCCTCTATCACACACTAGAAGCACTTCATCTGAAGTTTCCTGAAGTAGATAAGTCCGTCGATGAACTAGAGACATACGCTGCAGTCTGCTATCCGAATCTTGGTAAGTCGGAGAGAGACGCTATTGGAGACCTTTGTGAGCAAATCCGTACTACACAGATTAGCGATTCAGTTGCCAATGAGCTTCTGGCAACTATCCGTACACGAGCAGGAGCACGTGCTCTCGCGCTTGCTGCCTTCGAAGTCTCAGAGGGCCGCCGTGAGTCGTCGGCGCTTAAAGAAATTTATGAAACAGTTAGTGAGCAATCTGACCTAGAGCAGGAACAACTAAGTGAGTCCAAGAATTTCGTTACTGACCGACTGGATGTTCTACACGAGCATACGGTTAAGTCTGGGGGTCTCTATTGGCCTCTCCGTTGTCTTAACTTGTCTCTTGGGCCTCTTAGGCGTGGGGATTTTGGTTTTGCTTTTTCTAGGCCAGAAACTGGAAAGACAACGTTCCTATCTCATGCAGTTACCCACATGGCGTTCCAAGCTGCCGATCAAGGACTTGGACCAATCTGCTGGTTTAACAATGAGGAGCAGGGAGAGAAGGTCCGCGTTCGGACGTTCCAAAGCACCCTCGGCTACACCACCGACACCCTATTCCGGGACATAGAAGGTAATCAGAAGAAATACGATGACCTCACGAAAGGTCTCATTAGAATCTACGATGATGCCTCTATCCATCGTAGAGACGTGGAATCTATTGTGGAGCAATTGGCTCCTAGTCTCATCATCTTCGACCAAATCGACAAGATTAAAGGATTCGATGCAGATAGACCAGATCTGGTATATGGTCGGATCTATCAATGGGCTCGGGAGCTTTCCAAGTCATATTGTCCTTGCATTGGGGTTTGCCAAGCAGACGGCACTGGAGAAGGTGTCAAGTGGCTCACCATGGGACATGTGGCAGAAGCCAAAACTTCTAAACAAGCGGAAGCTGATTGGATTCTTGGTATTGGCCGTTCTAATGAAGGCGGCACAGAAGATGTCAGGTACTTCAACATATCCAAGAACAAACTTATGGGTGATGCGAAATCCGATCCAGAACTCCGGCACGGGCGCTTCGATGTCTACATTAGACCACAGGTAGCAAGATACGAAGATTTACTAGAGGATTGAAATGTACGATAAAGCGTATTATCAAAGAAACAAAGATAAATATATTTTACAATCGCGTAAATGGAGAAAGTTGAATCCTAAGAAAGTTAAAGATGTACTAGAGCGATCACGGAAAAACTTTCCTGAGCGCAAATTATTCAATAATGCCAAAGCTAGGGCTAAAAAATCAGGATTAGAATTTACTATACTGATAACAGATATTAAGATTCCGAATATTTGTCCGTTGCTTGGAACTAAATTGGATGCATGGGGACCATTGGACGGTTGTCCATCATTAGATAGAATTGATAACGGCCGTGGGTATACTCCAGATAATATTTGGGTAATATCTACTCAGGCCAATCGTATGAAAAATACTGCATCAAAGTCTGAATTGATTACATTCGCAAAATCTATTCTTAACGAATTTCACGAAGACATTCTTGACGATTAACCAACAGGAACTTCACAATGGCTAAGGCCAAAACCGTAGTACTTTTCGACGCCCGCGATTCCACCACCACCGAATACTTCCCAGGCTGCTGCGGCATTTCGGTTATTTACGATCTGTCGGCAGCCGAATACGCTGCTCCGATTACGGCAGCAGAAGAGCGGCGACTGACAAAGATCACCGGCGGAACAGATGACGATGCCGCCGACAAAGCACAGGAAACTCTCGACGAAGCCCGTGAAACAGAAGATACCCAAGAGTCAAACGATGAAATGTTCGAAGAGACCTCGCTAGTGTTAGCGTCTACCATTCCGAGCCAAAAGACCGAAATCGCTGTTCTGGCAGCCAACGGCTTCAAGAAACTTACTTCATTCAGGAACCAAGGTGGTAATGTCGTAACCCTGTGGGGCCGTATTAACAAGTGAGAGGAACAGTTGCCAAAAAACTCCGGAAGCAAGCCAACGGATCAAAACTTGCCTACAAATGGGCTAAAAGACTCTACAAAGCCAGAAAGCAAGGGCGAAATATATAAAACATTGCCGTGCGATCACATGCACCATGGATATTGTGGTTACTGTGGTTATGATGATCCGTTTGACTTCTACGAGGATGCTCTAGGTGGCTGAAACCATTGTGGGTTGGGCAGGTGTATGTTTAGCAGTGGTCACTGTTTTTGTTGTTTGTGTTCTGCTACTTGCACTAACATATGTACTCCTCACCGGCCGGCGGCTATAAGGTGGGTAAAGTTTTTGTTGCATTGGCAGGCTATGATTATGAAGGTGAGGCAGTTTTTGGGGTATTTACTACAAAAGAATTAGCTCAAAAACATTTGGATACTATTGATTCAAAATATTTTGATAGTCGAATGATTCATGAATATGAACTAGATGTTGGTGAATCGTATCCTGGATGACAATCCGTGTCGCGACGCTTGAAGCACGGAAGAGTATATTCTATAGGGCCCGAGTTGGCGCTGTGGTTTCTCGTAGTGGGCGGGTCCTCAGCCGCGGCCACAATTTTATCGGGAACACCCGCTACGTGGATCGACCCTATAAGGAATCTACCCATGCGGAAGTCTCCGCGATATCAAAGCTCCTCAAAGAAAATCGTGCTCATGAACTTGTGGCTTCCGTTCTTTTTGTTAGTCGCATCGGTAGGAACGGTAATTGTAGAATGGCAGCCCCTTGCGGAAATTGTGCGGCACTTATTCGATCCGTGGGTATTAAACGCGTTGTTTACACTGTAGATGCGAATCAAGTGATGAAAGAAACGATTCGCAACGGACACGAAGGTGCCTAGTGCCGATACCTGCCATTCCCAAAAGATTTGTTGAAGTTACCTTAAAAGGCACGGGAGAAGTGAAAGCTTTCCCTATTTATTCGGATGATCCAAATGAACACTGGGTAGTAATGCGGGAGGAAATAGGTATGTCCAATTGGGAGTCTTGGCGAATTACGGCCAATACTCTCATCCCGTGGGCTAATACGGAAATGCAGACCCTAAAAGCATCGTCTGACAAGAAACCACGGTTTATCATCATGCGTACCCGTCTCGATAACTTCGAAACGGATATCATCCGGTTTATGATAGATGAAGAAGAACTAACCAAGTTTCTTCATCGTAGTAACAAAGCATTCAGTGAGAAATATTTTAATCTATTGTTTACGTATCGAGAGATCGGTCATATGGCAATCCGTACTGTCGATCTTAATGGTTATCTACGAACACTTAAATGAGGATTTATGGAGCCAAGGGTACGCGCTTTAATTTTGCTGATCGAAAGGTCACACAGGAGTCGATCAAATGGTTCGGGGTCGAAAGCGAGAGGGACCTATGGCTCGATCATATCTCCCCACTCTGGGACATCACTGAGCCAAAGAATCTGGAAGTTCCTCTGCCGGAAATAGATGTCCGTGAATGACCCTAAGGTGCTCTACATCATCACCGGCGTGCCGGGGAGTGGTAAGTACACCTTGGCAACAATGCTCGCGCTACAGGAGCTTGTAGACTGTGTGTACGTGGAGAACAGCTTTGAGAAAGACAATACCCCGGATGATTCGTATGAAGCAGCCGCTTCTGCCATGGCAGCTAGTCGTAATATTGCTTTGTCTACCGAGTTTGATCCGGGACGTTATCGTGCTCTTGCAGTCCAGTTTAAATATGATATTGTTGAGATTGTCATGAAGAGTACATTCGAAAAGGATACTGGTACGTTGGATAAAGTTACGCCAGCGGAGATGAATAAATCGAAGTTAGAGCTTCAAAAGAGGCTTTCGGAAGATTGGGCATTACTGTGACATGTAAATCCGGGTGGTTAGAATGTATCTGTTTCTGCGGAAACTATAATGATTTTTCTACACCAGTAGAAGATATTCCGGGAATTATGTCACCTATTCCAACAATAACAAAAAAGATAAATGGAAAAACAAAAAAGATACGCAATAATCGATATCGAAGCAACGACTTTCCAAAAAGGAAGTCCGTATAGTGCACGTAACAAACTCTGTTGTATCGGTATTAGTACCAATGGTATTTCTCATTGCTTGGATATCGAGTACTCCGGCAGACCCTATGCTGCCGCCATACGAACAATTAAAGGAATTCTCGATCAAGTCGATATTATTGTTGGGTTTAATCTTAAGTATGACCTGGGTTGGTTAAAAAGATACGGCATCCGACTTGATCCTGGTCGGCATAGTATTTGGGACTGCCAGCTTGCTGAATTTGTGTTGGATAATCAGTCCAGAGCCTACCCAAGTCTGGCTGATTCACTCAGCAAATATATGCTTCCTGCTAAGTCTGATGTTGTTGCTCACGAATACTGGGAGCAAGGCTTGGATACACTTCAAGTCCCGTGGGACATCCTTAGTTCGTACAATATTACGGATCTGGAGGTAACGGATGCACTGTACCAGAAACAATTGCAGCTTGTGCCTGACTCGAAGCGGAGTCTACTTAAGTTGCAAAACCAAGACCTGCTTGTACTGCTTGATATGGAGTTTAACGGCATCCGGTTCGACACTGGAGCTATGGCGAAAGAGGCGGAACACGTCCAAGCCTCAATGCTTCAAGTGGAAGCGGAGCTACAAGGATTTATTGATCATTGGCCTCGCTTTAATTGGGACAGCGGGGATCACCTATCTAGTCTATTGTATGGTGGCACAGTCTCGGTTGATGTAGCCACACCGTACGAAGCTGTCGCAAAGTCTGGCGAGTTAAAAGGCCAGACTGTAGTCAGGAACCGTTGGGAAACGGTAAGTAAGATCTTCCCCCGTCTAGTGGAACCTCTTGACGGATCAGAGCTTAAAAAGAGCACCGAAGGTGCCGGCTACTGGTCCGTCGAGGAATCAACACTCAGACAGCTTAGAGCTGATAAAAAAACTAAGAGGCTAATTGAGCTACTTCTAACTCGTTCTGAGTTGGAAAAATACCTCTCCACCTATCTAATTGGCATACCAGCACATGCCATCAAGTACGATTGGCAGGACGGATTCATCCATGGGACATTCAACCAATGCAGAGTCGTAACAGGAAGGCTGTCGTCAGAAAAGCCGAATCAACAAAACTTCCCAAAAGAGATAGACCAATTCATCGTAAGCCGATTTACACCTTCGGCCTAGCATATCCTAAACCAGAAGGAGGAGCATACTGCGGTATTTGTGATGGACCGTGGCCATGTAAATATTGTTAATACATGCGGACGTACGTGGATTAGAAGTGGTCACTGCAGCCTATCTCTCCAGAGATAAGACGCTAATGGATGAAGTACTTAATAACAAGGACTTTCATGCGGACAACCAAAAACTCTTCAAACTACTCGAAAGACGAATCGCCAAGATCTTCATCTTTAAACTCATTTATGGCGGAACACCCTTCGGCTACTCTGTTGATCCTATGTTCAATCATCTTAGCAACAGTGTTCATTTTTGGACGAAACTAGTTGATCAGTTCTACGAGAAGTATTCTGGCGTTAAGAAATGGCATGAGGAATTGGTACGCAAAGTCGTTGATACGGGTCGGCTTATTATGCCTACAGGCCGCGAATATCACTATCCCCGTCAAGATGTTGTCAATCGACTCTGGTACTGGCGACCCAAGATTCTTAATTATCCGGTACAGGGTACGGGCGCCGATATTGTCTGTATCGGACGTGTCACTGCGGCTAAGCGACTTGCCACAATGTACGACCGTGGAAGAGTCCTCTGGCAATCTACTGTGCATGATTCGATTGATTTAGATGTTGACTTTGATGAGCAAGGAGCGTATAATATAGCTTATGAAATAGAGAAGTCTTTTAATGATGTGCCATTAAACTTTTACAGGCTTTTTGGAGTTAACTTCGATTTACCGATCAACGTTGAAGTAACTTACGGACCCAACTTAGAAGATCAAAAACCATATGCAAGCAATCACAGTACTAGCAAGTAAAGTATCAGAAGCTGTCGCTAAGACAGGTAGAAGCTATAAGATTTGTGAACTCAACTATAAAACCGAGGAAGGCAAGGTCAAGGGTATGCGTATCTTTGGTTTTGGTCCTCAAAAGTCGGTATTCGATATAGCGGCTAAGTCCGAGAAAGGTGATGTTCTTAATGCAGTTTTTGAACAAGATGACAAAGGCTATTGGAGGTTTGGTAACTTGGAAAGCACAGGCCAAAAACGGGAGGCTACAGTTGAAGCTGTCGCTCCTCAACCGAGCACTCCAAGTCGGAGTGGCAATTGGGAAACAACCGAAGAAAGGGCTGCTAGACAAATCCTTATCGTCCGACAGTCCAGCGCTTCCACTGCAGTAGCTCTATCCGAAGCTAACAAGTCTAAGTCCTCAGTAGAGGATATTATCAAAGTAGCTAAAGAGATTGAAGCTTACGTATTGGGTAAACCAGCAGTCCAGTCCGGCGAGGTAGAGTAAATGCTTAGAGAGGCATTCAAGGTAGTCATCAATCACGATAGCGGCTATCCGCACATCGTTAAGGTTGAGATTACCGATCTAGACGGAGTGTCGTGGCGAGAAGCCAAGAAACAGCTTCGTAACTGGTTTCTTGATCAAGCCTATACACTTCGTAGTTTGAATCAAAAATCTTATTTTGAGGTACACAATAATGTGGGATGATCAAGAACTAGGAGAAACCGGAATGGGTAAAACCCGTGGTCGTAGTCTAAGCGTTTATATCACCGAGAAAACCAAGTATAACAAAGATGAGAACAAATATGAACCAACCGGTAAATTCTCAGTATCAGTAACTTCCTCGGATACCGTAGATGGTGTTACCACCAGTAAGGGTACCAGTAAAGAGACCGAGACGTTTGCAGATGCCGAGAAACTAGTCGAGACTTTCCTCGCTAGCTAAATATTTATGGCCCGCAAGAATCAATTTTCACCGAGACAATATACAAATACTACGGCTAGTTGTAGTAAATGTAAATCAATGAAGCCTTTTAGCGAATTCTCCAAGGACAAGGGCTATCCAAGGGGAATTGGCTATTGGTGTAAAATTTGTGCGAATATAAACGCAAAAATACATCATAGATTACGTGTCAATGATCCGGAAATTAAATGGAAGTATTCCAGTCGCTATATTAAATCTCGATATGGCATATCTTATGAACAATATATAGAAAAACTAGCTGATCAATTATTCGAATGTGCTATTTGTGGAACCTTCCTTGGATGGAAAACCGGATCAAATGTACATTTAGATCACGATCATAAAACAAATAAATTACGAGATTTTTTATGTGGTCATTGTAATCGCGGCCTTGGATCGTTTTTCGATGATCCAAAGCGTCTGGATAATGCTATTGCGTATTTAGAAAGGCATCAATGCTCGCTTTAATTGATGCGGATTTGGTTGCGTGGCGGTGTGCGTCAGTAGTAAAAGATAACAGTATTAATATTGCCAAATGGCAAACAGATCAAATGGTGTCTCGTATTCTTGAAGAAACCGATGCTACTGATTGGAAGTTATTTCTATCTGGAGATAACAATTTTCGTTACAAGTTATTTCCCGACTATAAAGCCAATCGGAAGTATATGGTCCGACCACAACATTTGGAAGCTCTTCGTGAGCATCTGGTCCTTGAATGGCAAGCAGAGGTTACTGATGGATACGAAGCCGATGACGCCATTGGGATTCGTTCGCAGGAAAAGTCGGAACAAAGCAAGGTTATTGTGAGTATAGATAAAGATCTGCGCCAGCTCGCTGGAAGTCACTACCACTTTGTTAACAGACAGTTTCTGGAAATCTCTGAACTTGATGGATGGCGCAACTTTTATCTATCTCTTCTCATGGGAGACACCGCCGACAATATTTCGGGGTGTCCGGGGATTGGACAGGTTAAAGGAACACGAGCCTTAGAGTACCTATTCAAGCCGGAAGATATGTACGCTGCTTGTAAGCGGATGTACGAGAAAGCTAAAGTATCAATCGAACAAATGCATCTAAACGCGCAACTATTGTACATCTGGAGACAACAACAAGACTCGTGGAAACCACCACAACCAGCAAATATCACCACTATTACAAAACCAGAGCAGGCAGTACCGCCATCGTCTTTACCGAGTACGCCGGATATCTCTTCGGAGCCTATTCCGGAGGAAGTGGTAACTTAGAAGGTTGGTATCCGGCACGTTGGAACTTAGATGGTCTATTTATGGAAAATGCTCAAACTGCACTAGATTTAGTGCTTCCTGAAGCGGAGAAACTAGCGGCATAAAGATGGAATTCTTTATCAGTATCTGTCTAATAATTGTTCTATTTCTGATGATTGACTAAATGGCTAAATATCGATCAAAGTTTGAACTATCTGTTGCATCTATCCTAAGGAAAAAGAAACTTGGGTTTCAATACGAAGCCGAAAAGTTCCACTTCATCCAGCCAGCAAAACACCGGACCTACACCCCCGACTTCAAGTTACTTAATTCTGGTATCTTTGTGGAATCGAAAGGGAAGCTCACGGCAGAGGAACGCAACAAACTTCTCTGGATCAAAGAACAGCACAAGAATCTCCCGTTTGTCTTGTTATTTATGCGGGCAAAGAATCCCATCAGAAAAGGGTCTCCAACATCTTATGGAACTTGGGCATCAAAGAATGGATTTATTTGGTTTGATTGGGAAACAGACAAGGAAGGATTCATAAAATACCTTGAAGATCACAGCCAGCGCTGAAAGCGCAGCGCAGTAATGAAGATTACTGCTATTATTGAAAAAGAGGACGGTACTTTCGAATACACCGCAGAACTTAGTCAGATGCAGCATCAGTTCCTGCTTGAATACGCTATTAGAGATTTGATATCCAAAGGTCTCATTCCATTCCACACACCAGAAGGACAGCAAGACAGCAATGTACTCATCGTCAGTCCAATCTATGACAAAGATGAACCAAAACACTGATGAAGGGTGATTGGATAGATAACTACATTGCTCAGATCGGAGACGGTTGGTTAGCCTTCGATGATGAGCAGAGTGAGATCGGATTCTACGATACCTATGCCGAAGCGGTTGATGCAATACGAAACTATTCCTACTCCTTAGAGTTGGAAGATATGGAAGAAAATGACAACGAAACATCTGATAATTCCTGATTGTCAAGTAAAACCAAATGTAGATATCTCATATCTCGAATGGGTCGGAAATTACATCGAAACTAAGCGCCCAGATGTAATCGTCTGTATCGGGGACTTTGCGGATATGTATAGTCTTAATAAATATGATGCTGGTACCAAGTCATATGAAGGATCTCGATACAAAGACGATTTGGCATCCGCTCATGAAGGTATGAATCTTCTCACCAAACCGTTCCGAAAGAAAGGAAAGTACAAACCGAGAATGGTTCTTACTCTCGGCAACCATGAAGATCGAATCACAAGAGTCGCCAACAGCGACCCCAAACTCTCCGGAACCATTCAAATGTCAGACCTGCAGTACGAGGATTTCGGATGGGAAGTGGTGCCATATCTTGTGCCCATCGTTATCGACGGAATTGCCTATGCCCATTACTTCACTTCTGGTGTCATGGGACGTCCTGTACCAAACGCCAAGCAACTCGTCATCAAGAAACATATGTCTGCGACAATGGGTCACGTCCAGAATTGGGAGATTCACCGAGAAGTACGGGCTGACGGTCGTGCAGTCATTGGTCTTTTTAGTGGTAGTTGCTATCTTCATAATGAGGATTATCTGGGGCCTCAAGGGAATACTTATGACCGCGGTATCTGGGTAAAACATGAAGTATCCGAAGGTAGTTATCATCCACTATATGTTAGTCTCCCGTATCTTGCAAGTAAATACTCCTAAGTATTGGATTAGATTTCACATCCATGAATGTCCGGTATGCGGCAGAGGTGATGAATACAGAGAAAGAGTCTATGGATCAAAACCAAACAATTTACAAGAACGATACAAGTACGAAATTGCTTACGACTGGTGTGACGTCATCTGAAATTGATCCGAATGGTAAAACCCAACATGAACTTGGAGCTAAACTCGATGCTGGTAAACCGGCTGTCTTTCGTGGTTTGCTTGATTATTTTCCGCGTGGGTGTACCGCTGTTGCGGAAGTCTCAACTCTTGGTGCAAAGAAATATGCATGGAAAGGTTGGGAACATGTTCCTGACGGCATTAATCGCTATGGAGACGCCCTTGCTCGCCATTTATTGGCGGAATGTACAGAGGGTCTCTACGACAATGGACCGAAAGGGATTGGGGTTTTGCACGCTGCCCAGGTAGCTTGGAATTCATTAGCACGTCTAGAGTTGATTATCCGAGAGCAAGAGAAGAAAAAATGAACATGGCCCAATGGTTCATGGTTGTTCAAATTATCACTTGTGTAGGAGGAGCAGTAGGTTTTACGTTAAATAAACAACCTTGGCACGGTCTAGTGTGGTTCTTCTACGGCTTGGCTAATATCGGCTGGCTTATGGCGGCATCAGGAAAAGCATAATGCCATACATTCGAAAAGAATTACGAGAAGTAATTCTACGTGCCGAGAAATTCCCCGGCTCATCTGGAGAACTTAATTACAAACTAACTATGGTATGTATTGATTATCTTGAGAAGATGGGTACATCATATAATACTATGAATGATATTGTGGGGGCATTGGAGCTTGCTAAGCATGAGTTTATCCGACGTAAAGTCAATGATTACGAAAATGAAAAAATCAAAGAGAATACAGATGTATATTGATAGAACTGCTGCATCTGCTACTGGATGTCTAATTGGCAATGCTATACTTTACTACCTCATAAAAGGAATACATTGAAAATTTACACGGCCGCGAGCTTCACTGAGCAGAAGCGTATTAGACAGCAGAAGGAACAACTTATCCAACTAGGACATACTGTTACAGCCTCATGGTTGGAAGAACAAGTGAAACCTGAAGGGATGACTGATGAGCAGTTTGGTAAGAAAATGGCAGCTAAGGATCTACAGGAAATTGCTACTGCCGATTGTGTCATCCTTGATCTAGAAGCTCCTTCTAAGACGAGTGGTAAGATGGTGGAGTGGGGCTTTGCCCTAGCTAAGCACAAGTTATGTTACGTGGTTGCTCCAGATGGTACATTCACCAATGGTCACATCTTTCTAATGCTCGCTGATAATCGCTTCGCTACGTGGGATGAATTATTTATTCATTTTAAAGAGAATCATAAAATCTAGGGAAATATATGTCATTTGATCCGGCTACAGCACTATTAGATTTTGGTTCTAAAGTACTCGATAAGTTTTTTCCGAATGCTGATGACGCGGCAAAAGCGAAGGCTGCACTTGCAGAACAAATGTTGCAAGGGGCTTTTGCTGAAGATTTAGCACAAATTGCAGTTAACGTAGAAGAAGCTAAAAGTACGGATAAGTATACATCGCGCGCAAGACCAACTATTATGTGGATTTGTGCTGGTGGTTTGGCTTATGCAACCGTAGTTCTTCCCGTATTTGAATTCTTTGCTAAAGTAGTATTTGGATATGAAGGTGATTTTCCAATGATTGATTGGGCCCTTCTCTCACAAGTTATGATTGGTATTCTTGGTCTAGGAGCTATGCGAAGTTTTGATAAGGCTAAAGGTACAGGATAGATGACTACCATAGTGGCGGTTAAGAATCGAATGTTAGCCGATTCCAAGGTAACTCTCGGTAAAGGTTATTCCTATCCGACCACCAAAATCATCAAAGCCCGTAATATGTTAGTAGGGGCGGCTGGTCATGCCGGAGATTGTTCCAGATTTCTTGAGTGGGCAACCGAGGATTTCCGGCAAAAAGCTAAACCTAAGTTTGAGTGTCCAGATGGGCATGAAGATGCTATTGATGGATTAGTCGTTAAATTAGACGGTATCTTTTATTTCTGTCCATCATATCCCTCCCCAGAGAAGATCAATGCTGAGTTTTATGCTATTGGGAGCGGTTCTAAGGCTGCCAGAGCAGCGATGATACTGGGGGCTACCCCTGAGAAGGCCATGGATATTGCGTGTCTCGTAGATGACTATAGTGGTTCTCCTATTCTTATTTTGGAGTTAGACAATGGCAAAGAAAAAATCAAACAAGACGATATACCAGCTTTATAAGGTCAATTGGACAGATGCCGCTGTTTGGAATGGTTGGAGAGATCTTCAACGGTTGGATGATTTAAATGGTGCTGAAGTCACTACCATTGGTTTTCTAGTACGTCAAACTAAAGATATTGTATGTCTTAGTCCCACTCTAACCCGAGACGGTTCGACGAGTAGCACTTGGCAGATTCCACGAAAGTGGATCAGTAAGATGACGAAAATCAAAGGATACACGGTAGAATACATATCATGAAACTAAAACTAATGAGAACTAAATTGGGGGAAGTTATCACGAACGGACAACTCTATATCGAAGGGGAGTATTTTTGCTTCACTTTAGAGGATAAAGTTCGTGAGCAGGATGGTGTATCTGTCGAGAAATGGAAAGTGCAAGATCAGACTGCTATTCCTCGTGGGATCTATGACGTAGTTCTTGAGGATAGCCCACACTTTGGTACCGACACGCCAACAATCTTGAATGTACCGGGTTACAAGTATATTCGTATGCATAGTGGTAATACCGATAAGGACACCGATGGATGTATCATTGTGGGGTATAGGCTTAATGATGCTGGTATTATCATACCTGGGACTTCACGTCCGGCCTTGGCTGATCTTCGTAAGAAACTCAAAGGCGCCCAGGATAAGATCACGATACAAGTCGTTTAAGAAACGCAGTAAACGATGACCACGGAAGAGTTACAACAGCAATGCCGACAGTCACGAGCACGCTCCCAAACTTGGCTACGGCCTCAAGAGCAGCAAACTTCTCGTCGACTCGCTGTTGTAGCGACTCCAACTTAACTTGCATAGCCTTCTGATCTGCTCCTAGTTCTTCCACCTTGGCTACCAAGTAGCCTATTCGTTCTTCTAGCATCACATCCTCCGATTCGATACCAAACCTTGCAGTCCCGGTAGTTGATTCCATTGGCCCTGTCCTTGTTGTTGGGCAATATTATTATTCTGACTAGCTATACCCATCTGAGAACTATTGAGTAACTGATCCATTTGTTGCCTACGGAGTTTCTTATAGATCTCAAACAGGGCTGCAGCATGCTGTGGATACTGTTTTGCCATTAGCATCATTGCCAGATTATCGTGGTAATTAGACATCTGATTACCATACTCATGGCTTTGCGCCGCATCCCACGACTGTGTAGGTCGTGGTGTATAGATATTTGGCATTATTTAAGCTCCTGCAATAGCTGATAAATCTTAGCCTGTTTACTGGACTTCACGTGACCTTGCATCTTGACTTGCGGTTCTACTAATCTAGATTTAAGTCCTTCTCGAATACCTTTGAGAATCTCATCATGAGTAAAACCTTCTTCTACCATCTTTGAGATAAGATCATGATTATCGCGCTTATCATTCAAAAGACGATCTACAATCTCTTTCTTGGTATCAGCAAATCTAGTAGTACGTTCCTGTCCAGCTCTCTCCGCCACGAAACTCTCAGTCTTGTATGTAGCTTCTGGCAAGGTATAAGTACCCAATCTCCGAGCTTGCCAATCCTCGGGAGTTCGATTATACTGAGCAGCACCACCAGCATTACGCTCATATGGCACACCATCAGGCGTATGTCTACGTTCGATATCAGCCCAGTTCCACCACGGAATAGGAGTAGAACGGGGGGATACGCCCTTCATCGCTTCACGTTTCTCAGTTTCTGTGGCACGATCAAATTGATCCTTCGCGCCGATATAACCCGCATTACCGAGGTTCCACCAGAAGTTCACTCCCGGGGCAAACGAACCAGTTAAGGTTGGTGCAGAGAATGTAGCACCTAGGTTGAGACCATTCTCGAATCCAGTGGCTTTGCCAATCATATCACCAGCAAGACCATACCGTACATTCTTGTCCTTGACGTGGGACATCACAAACTCCGTCATACTCGGAATCTTCCAACCAAAGATCTGATTCAGCCAGTGAGTCAGTACATCCCCTTCCTTCATACCTATAATACCCATCAAACCACCTAGCATAAGATTAATGGCCATAAACTCTGCCAGAGGTATAATATGGCCAGGTTTACCTTCCATAATCCCTTTACCCGAGTGTTTAAGGTATTCTTTGAGCATACCTGCCCAAGTGGTCGGATAGTTCTGGAGTGGAGATAGAGCTTGTCCAATATCTGAACTACGACTAAACACATGAGCTTTCTCGTAGTAGCGATTAGTGACCATGTATTTGTCGGTCAGTTCTTTGGCCACGTGATAAATCTCTTTATCATCCTTGGCGATGGTATCATAACTCATCTCTCGCAAAAGCTTCACGGCAAAGAGCCCGGCAGGTTTACGCACTACATGCTTCTCCAAAGCCTGATTAGTAGAGATTCCAGTTAGATGATCTACGGAGGTAGAACGTGCATCTTTAAGCACGTCTCCAGTTGCATAGTTACCATAGTCATATTTGAAACTGGCTTCAATGGCACCAATTTTCTCCAACTCCGCACGATCCTTAATGAAGTCTCCGGTAGCTCCCCGAACAAGATCATTGTAAGTAGAGAACATCGCCTTTTCTATAGCCATCTCTATCTCGAGATTACCCATACCTTTCTGTTGCATGAGCATTCTCATGGCAGGTCTCATAAAGGTATGTTGGAAGATCTGTGCCGTAAGGTACGGGAAGTTCCAGAAACCAATAAGGAGGGTAGTACCCGCCCTATTACCCATCTTGATAAAATCGTTGGTAAATCGTCTTGGCAGGCTGAGTTGTCCAAGAGTCCCTACTTTTAAAGTACCACGAATAAAACCACTAATAACATCAGAAACGGCTTCCATGGCTTTATTAGCACCACCACGAGCCGTATCCGTAGATTCTAAAGCATACGCTCTAGCACGTTGGTGAGGACCATTCTCTGGGGTAATATCAACAATATCATTATAAAGCTTATCAAGCTGGCGATGAGCTAGGTATTCGTAGGCATTACGGATGTACTCCTCTGAAACACGTTCATAGTCGTGCAGAGGCTTCGCAGGATCATACCAAGTACCTTCCCCGGTACCAGCAGCACCCTCAAACTGACGACGCTTCATACCGTGTTTAGAGAAGCCAGAACGCCTAAAGGCTTCAGCAAGAGCCTTAGCAGCCGGGTCTTTGGTTTCCTTCTCTAACTGACGGAGGATGATCTCGAGAGATTCAAAGTCAACACCGGGCTGCCGTTTACGCTCAACAGAACTAATATCGTATTCCGGATGCTCTTTTTGGAGCTTCTCTAGTTTAGGTTCAAGATAACTACCCATGACCTTTACGGTCTCTCCAGTACCTTTATGTTTAAAGAATGTAAGGTAAGCACCATCGTATTCAGCAGGAGACCAGTAGTTAGGTAACTCAGCAATAGGTTCTCGTCCTTCAGCTTTAAGGAACTTGTTAATGTCTGCCAGAACTACTTTATTAATACGCACACGATCCATATAGGATCGAAGTTGAGTATCAGTCAATGGATGGCCGTGTAGTTCTTCTGCTCGTTTCTGGACAAGTTCAGGTGTCAGGAAACCGGGCTCATTATTGAAAGATTGCCCGATTTCATTAACTTGCTGTCGCTCCGTAGTATTGAGCTTCTTCCATTCGTAGTTATAGGTACCGGGTTCAGGTTTCTTGTAACTAGCACCATGAAGTAGGTCCGCAGCTTGTTGCTGCGCCATATTCTTGATGCGGTGAATGTTACTTGAAGCCCATGATAGTAGTGGATGATCAGAGGCTACAAATCGCCCATTGATTATCTTACCAATAACGTGCTTACCGAGCACTCCGATATCTTTAAGATTAACAGTATTGGCTAGGATGTCTTTAATCTCCTCAGCGGAGCGATCATCTATATATTGATTTCGAATACCCTTTAAACCCGGATTAGCATCTAGGACTTCTTTGATGTGCTTTTGTGGGTGCCCAGACAGGATAGGAGCAAGATCAGGTTTATTACCTTCATAGACAGCTCTAATCACGGAATCTAGCAGGACAATACCACGGCCTTCCATCTCTTTCTTAAATTGCTCATATT